AGCGCTTCAGCTCTCAGGTGAATGCTATGCCTGCGCATGCTGGCTGTTCGGCTGATTAGTTTCCGCATTCCGAAACGCCGAGCGAAATTCGCTGGGTTTGAGTCCGGTCTGCTTCCGAAAGAAACGGCTGAAGTATGCCGCGTCGTCGAACCCCAGGTCGCGGGCGATCTGTTGGATATCGAGCGCGGTATACGCCAGCTGACGTTGTGCTTCGCGAACGACTCGCTCGCTGATGATCGCTGTCGGTGATTCACCCAGACCTTCGCGGGTGGCTCGGCCGAGTGTGGCTGCCGTGATTCCCAGCGCTTCGGCGTACAGACCAAGCGGCCAATGCTGTCTGAAATGCGTGTCGACCAACTCGCGAAACTGAATCAGCAGCTGGGACCGCCTGCCATTGGCTGGCCGAGCTATCGGCACTGGCTGTTCCAGCCGGACGACATGTACGAGTAGCGCGAGCAACAATGCGTGCCCCGCGGCGACATTGCCGCGTTCCTGACCGTGCGCTTCCGCCTGGATCAGCTGGATCAGCGGCCATATCGGCTCTTCGCCGTCTGCATCCCACGGCAGCGGCACCACTGCCGGACGTTGCATCAAGGCCAGCAGGTCACTGGACAAAATCCGCGCCATCGACTCCAGCGGTCGCTGTGCTGCCGTGATGACCGGCCCGTCGGTTTCGGGACTGTAGCGAAAGGCATGCACGGTGCGCTGCGGCAGCAGGATCAGGCACGGCGCACGGAAGCCCATTCGGCTGTTCTCCAGGGAAACTTCGCCCTCGCCACTTCGTACATAGACGATCTGCAACAGTGAGTCATGCTGATGCGGCCTGATTTCGCGCTGATGCATGTCGCCGCGTTCGTTGATCCATTCCAGATGCAACAGGTCCTGCCATACGGGCAATGCAGCCTGGCCGTACAAGGCGTAGTTGGGAATGCGTTTGCTCATGAATTTCTGCCGTGGTGCCGGTATCCGGCGCGAAAAATGCACTAATCGTCCTAGTGGTTGTTCAGTCTGTCATACGTCTTTGACGTTAAATGTAACCATCTGTGTTGCAGCGTGACGGCCGCGCCCTCTCCCGCCTCTAGCCCACGCCCCAAAAAACGAACTCTATGAATATGCCAACCTGGCGCGAATGGCTGTTTTCGGCCAAGGCGCTGATTGCCGCCTTGCTTGCGCTGTACATCGCTCTGGCGATACCGCTAGAAAACCCTTACTGGGCCATGGCCTCGGTTTACGTCGTGTCGCATCCGCTGTCCGGGGCGACACGTTCAAAGGCCATCTATCGCGCGCTGGGCACGCTGCTCGGTGCAGCCGCATCGGTCGTGCTTCTGCCGACGTTCGCTCAGCAACCGGTGATGCTCAGCCTGACGATCTCGCTGTGGATTGGCGCCCTGCTCTTTCTCTCATTGCTGGACCGCTCGCCACGCAGTTACATCTTTCTACTCGCCGCCTATACGGTGCCGCTGATCAGTCTCGCTGAGGTCAATCACCCATCGACCATCTTCGATGTCGCCCTGGCGCGTTCCGAGGAGATTCTGCTCGGTATCGTCTGCGCCAGCGTGGTGAACGCCGTGCTGTTTCCCAGCCGCATCGCCCCGACGCTCGCGGCGAAGATGCACCTGCTGCTGCGCGATGGGCGTGGTGCCGTCAGCCGGATGCTCAATACCCAGTACCTGGGTGAAGCCGACCAACGTGCGCTGAATGCGCTGCTGGTGGATGTGATGGGGTTGGACGCAATGATCAGCCATCTGAGCCACGACAGCAGCAGTCATCTCTCCACCGTTCATGCTCGCGAATTTCGCGCGCGCATGGCGATGTTGATGCCGCAGCTGATCTCCACCGCGGACTCGCTGCACCGGCTTCCGGCTGAGCTACAGGGCTTGCTGCCGGAACTGGTGTATTACCTGCAGGAGGTGGATCGCTGGATTCAGTCCGATGCCGAGGCTGGGCACGGCGAGCATCTGCGCGAGCGCAGCCTGCAGCTGGCAGCCTGGCTGGGCGACAGCCATCCGGCGCATGCCCTGGCGATCGACAGCGGTCTGCGCCAGCTACGCGCGATGATCGACCTGTGGCAGGACTGCCTCGACCTCTACCAGCAGTTCCATGAGGGCCATCCCGAGGCGGCACCGGCGCTGCGCTATCACGTACAGCAACTGGTCGGCGGGCCACGCCACTATGACTACGGCCTACTGGCATTCACCGCGGCTTCGGTAGCGCTGTCGGTGTTCTGCCTGAGCATGCTGTGGTTCGTTTCCGGTTGGGAGCACGGCTATAGCGGCGTGTTCATCGCTGCGGTGGCAGGCTGTTTCTTCGCCAGTCAGGACAATCCGGCGCCGTTCATCAAGTCGTTTCTGGTCGCCACGCTGATCTCCTCCACGGCCGCCGGCGTCTACCTCTTCGCGTTGATGCCCAACGTGCACGATTTCGGCAGCCTTGCCATCCTGCTCGCCGTGCCGCTGCTGTTGCTCGGCACCCTCGCCGGTCGACCGCAACACGCCGGGACAGTGATCGTGATTGCGGTGCAGACGATCTCCAACATCACCCTTCAGGACAGCTACCGCGCCGATTTCCAGCTGTTCGCCGACATCGCACTGTCCACTGCGCTGGGCGTGCTCTTCGCCTTCGTCTGGGCTCGCCTGACCCGGCCGTTCGGTACGCTTTGGGCTGCGCGGCGATTGGTACGCCACGGCTGGCTGAGCCTGGCGGCGCTGGCAGACCTGCGGCGTTGGCGCAACGAAGCCGATGATGCCTCGAGTTTCATCGACCGTATCGCCCAGCTGCTGCCACGCCTGGCTCAGCTGGATGACGATCGCTTGGCGCTGAACGACGCCACGCGCGAGCTGCGCGTCGGTTTTCGCCTGCTGGAACTGCGTGAACTGCGGCCGGCGCCCGCCATCGAGCAGAAGCTGGAGCCGGTGCTGGGCATGATCCGCGCGCATTTCCTTGCGTGCGCCACCGCGCGTAGCCAACTGCCGACACTAGAG